AGATGTGATGCCTGACATACCTAATTCTTGATAACCTGCATTATAAAATTTACCTGAGATAGACCCTGCAACAAACCCATCTGCAACTGCATCACCTTTGCGACCAAATCCTATCAGGTTCATGGATTTAAATCTACCTGAGTTGTCAGTTTGAGCAGTAGAATATTTATCAAAATCTGCATAAGCATTGAAGAATGGAAGCCTTATAGCTACATCATCAGCGTGAGTTGCAGCAGTTGAGCCATACAACCCTCTAACGATTGTACAGGTACTATTAGCCAAGTCTGCCCCTGTTCCAACAGCAGTAACTTCACATATCTCATCTTCAATTCTAATTAAATCTCCAACCTTAAAAAATTTAGAATGTCCATCTTCCAAGTTAAGAACAGTATGTGCAGCATCTGAACCCATTGTGTTAGCAGTAGCGTGGTCTAAGTCTGCTCCACTATCTGCATACATATTTGAATGAGGAACTTGATTGTCTAAAGTCTGACCATTTGCAGCAGATGTTGCATTTTGGTAGCCACATTGCTTAATGTTAGGTAAAAATACGAAATCCCCTGCCCCTAAAAGCTGACTATAGTAACCAGCATTCCCATTTGTATCAGGCGAAGCTGCATTCCACAATTCAAAACTTATTCTTAGCTCTGCCCCAACAGCCCCTGAGTTTTTAATCATTATTGATTTAGAGTTATTTAGTGAGTTCACCCCCTTATCAGCAGACCCTGTAACTAAAAGAATTGGGGTGTCTGAATTATCTACTGATTGTGTCAATCTAACTGCATCTTCAAAATTACCTGACTTTACAGCAGTAATTGTATCTGTTGGAGTTGTCATTGATAAATTTGTTGTAAATCTTGCCATTTTTTATTCCTTACCTTAAATGATATACTAATTGCATATTGACTGATAAATCTGAGTTTGTGCCATCCTGTGCTACAAATGCACATATTACTTTTCCTGCATCTACATCAGCAGTTGATACTGTTAAAGCTTGATAATAAGCCTGTTCGTAACCTGCTCCTGTTACAGTAGAAGGGGAAACACAGTTTTCTACCCCTGATGATAAATCTCCACCTGTTGAACCATTCGCAGTATCTACTGTATAAGACATAACTGAAAACTTAACTACATCCCCACTTGCTGCATCTGCTCCAAAAAGCACATTGCAAGAATCTATTGTGATATTAAAAGGTACATACCACATTACCCCAACCATGTCATCAGCAGTAGATGTAATAGTAACTGAAGTAGCAGGAGTTCCACCTGTACCTGCTGTTACTGCTGTTTGCAATCTATGCGTTGGATTTGCTAGTGCAGTCCAAGTATCTGATGCTGATGGTAGGGCTAAATAGGAGCTTAATCCAAATTGCTGAATATTAGTATTAACAATATGCTGCCCAATCCCTGCTTTCACTAAATCATTAGTAGAATCTACTTTCAATAACATATTACCATCTTTATCTGTAACCCCAAGAACTGCTGTGGTATCATCATTTGATGGATGAATTTTAAAATTATCATCAGAAATAGCAACACAACTTTGAGTCCCTTCACCATCCTGAATATATCTTAATACAGTATCAATCCCACCATTGGAGGCGTTCATCTGCAATAGGTCTTTGTATGTACTTGCTTTTGTTTTTCCTGTTAAACTCATGCTATCCTTAATATTCTTAGTGTTGAACCTTGCTCAAACATTGGGTATCTCCCACCTGCATTAATAGTTACTGCGATATGCTCACCATTCTCTATTCTACCCATCCATCTTATAGTAGCAGGTACAGGGTCATCTCCTGAATCCACTTCAAATATTTCTTGTTGAACTACAATCCCAAGAGTATCTGCTGCTGTATTAACATAAACTGACAATGTTGTAGCAAATGAACCATTTATAGAAATTTTAGCATCACACACTACCTCATAAATCCCTGACTTGCTTATACTGAATACTTTATTGGTATCATCCCAAGCAATATTAGGAGATGCTAAAGGAACAGTTGCAACCACATCTCCATAAACAGTAGAGCCTAATCCAAAGTTATTCTCATTGGCATCTTGTGTGCCATCATCATTTAGTCTTACAAACCCATATTCAGGCTGATGAACAAAATCACCCAATACCTCTAAATTCTTAACCCTTACATTATCAGTAGATAATTCTAAGGCAGTAACAGTACCATCTGTATCCTTTACTGGCTTTAGATTGTTATCAACTGCTCTATCTACTTGTAAGGCTTTAGACATTATCTGATCGTAGTCCCTCTACAAACTTTGATATGCCTGTAACAACTATGTTGTCAATAGCATCAATGCAATAAGGTTCAAGTGTTTTATTCCATACCTTCTTAGTCCACTTCCACTTGCCTAAGCCCAAAGTACATAGCACTCCAAGATTATACATCCAAGAACCAAACTTGGCTTTTATGGTGGCGTTAGGAATCTTTTTTAATATAAAGGCTGTAGCACATCCTGCTACTCCCATACCTGCGTAAACTGCTACCTTCTTTGTTGCTAATGCTGTTAAAGATGCTACTGAAAACATACTTACTCCTAATTAAGGGTTATCCAACCCATTTTAAGTGAAAAGGCAAATAAAGTAGCTGCAACTCCAACCACTTTTGCTCCCCCAACAAATTGAGCTTTCCATTCCTCTAAACGAGAAACTCTCCCATTTGTTAATTTAACTTGCCCTAAAATCTCATCTACTCTGTTATGTATTACTTTAATTTTGTCGTGCATATCAGTACGCACATTGTCCACGCTACTCTTTGTCACTTCTTTGGCTCTCCATTTATAAGCCTTGAGAGTATATCTTCAATACCCTCAATATAGCCCTTAACTTGCTTTAAGTCCATCTGCGTAATCTTTTGTTGGTCAATCAATTTTATAATAATCCCCTCTAACCTTCTAAACTGTTGCTCAAGGTCATCTACTAGCTCTTTCTGAATCCAAGTCTGCTGTTTCCAAATAAAGTAACCGAAAGCTATTGTTATTGCGATGGGCAATCCATATTGGTCTATTATTGTTAAATCCATTACTTATTCCCATCTATTAGCTCACCCCATACTGTTGCTTTTCCGTCAATTATCTGTACTACATCTACTGTAAATCTACCCTTATCATAGAAGTCAATAATAGCGAAAGCGTGTCCCCAATTAATCTTTCTATTCCCAAGCCAAGCATTTTTCTCTGCAGCCATATCTTTCAGGCATCCAATACTCCATGCCCCTTTAGCTCCATCCATATGGGTAGCACTCATATATTGTAAATCGTGCCAATGCCCATACATTATATTTCCACCAAGTTTGCGAAGATGGTTAGCAGCGTGATACTGTCCACCATAATGATGTCCATGATAGAAGTTCATTTTGCCTATCTTAAGAAGCTTCCCACAATCGTGGAACTCATAACCTCGTTCATCTAATTTCAACGCAGCAGCAGGCATATATTTAGGTAAATATGGATGCTCTTCAACAAACATCTCTAACCATTGCTCGTGATTACCCTCACAAAAATGCTTCTCTTCGCAATTAACTTTATCAAGGGCTTCGTCTATGATGTCCATCCCATCATTGACATCTATCACATCAGTTTCAAGCTGTGGTATCATATGCTCAAGGGGAGGCTTTCGTTTTCGTTTCCACTTCCAATGCGAAAAGTTCTCCCACTCCCCTGTATCGCCTAAGTCAATATAAATATCGGGTTTGACGATTTCAATAGCTCTGCATACAACTTTGATTGCAGGCATATCTGCATATGGGAAATGTTTATCAGGTGTTACTACTGCTCTTCTAAGAGCTGATTTTCTCAACCTGATTCCTTACTATGTCTGATAATTCTGTTGCTCTATTAGGCGTTTGTCTTGCCCATAGGCTGTCAAGCATCTCGTTAGCTGCTTCATCCCAATCGCCTTCTTGTAAGGCAGAGATTGCTTTTCTAAACTTAGATACTCCTGTAACGCCAAGCTGATAACACATATTCAAAATAACTGCTTGTACTTCCTGTGGCATATCTTCAAGCCATTGAAAGCGAGAATTAGCGTTACGCTTTAATCTTTCTAATTTTCTCATAAGGATGTCTTCTGCAATATCCTCATCTAATATTAAATCTTTTATTGCAAATCCATAGCCGATAGTAGGGATGCCCAATGAATCGTCATAAACGTGTTCAACAAAGCCCTCGTGCTTTTTAATACTTTCTAATAAATCATTCACCTGTAAAAGTCCCACTTCTTGATAATGT